AATTACCTTGATTGGTTGTTACGGTAATTACATTAACGGTTATTATGTTTATTCAAGTGGATCAAAAAACATTAACATAATTGGTGGAGATTTTACTAATTCCACTCACGTTGCAAAACTGAAAAATGGTGCAAGACTTACCGTTATTGGAATGAATGTTGAAAATTGTTCTGGTGATCATTTTGAAATTTCAACTCAGTCACAATTGACGATCTGTTCAATACGCACCGCTGGTAGTGGTGGTTCTTTAATTGCTGACTCAGACGGACTTACTCAAGTTTCTATGTTCAACGGAGACTCTGCGAATGGTCAGACATATAAAACCACATCAACAAATACTTACCCCAATCTATTACCCAAAGGAGCAATTATTGCACGTTATGCGGACAATAGTTGGACAACGCTTTTAGAAACAGAAAACGCAACAAGAGCATATCAAGCAGATGGGAAAGTATCTGGAAACCGCAGATGGGAGGAGGACTTTTCATCCTTTAACTCATCATCTCCGTATGGAGCAAAGCAGTTTGCACTTACCCAATTAAACGGTGGCAGTTATACCCCGTCTTATGTTGATGGATTTATCAACATTACCAAAGGCACAAACCCAGTAGGTCAAGGTTTTAGATTCGCTCAAGTCGCAACCCATCATTATTTACAAAACCCATTTGAAGTTAGATTTTTAGTTCGTAGCCAGACATTTAATTTTGGTGTAACAATTTTCCGTGCGGGAATGTATTCTTTGGATTCTACAGTTAAACCAACAGACGGTTTAGGTCTAAGGTTTGATACTAGTTTGGGTGACACGTTTTTAATGCTGGAATCCATAAAAGGTGGTGTTTCGACTACCACATCAACTGGGATCTTAGCCACATCATTTACTGGTATTTGTGAAGTGATCGTGACCAATAGGACTGGAGGTGCTAATGGTTTAATCCTGACAGTTCGTAGAGATCAAGCTAGTGGTGGTGCTAGCCTTGCACAAGCGTTTGCAACATCAACGAGTGCTTTGAATGGAGTTTTTGCTGCTCCAGCAGTATACGTTGGAACTTCAGCAAATGGATGGTCTGATTACTTTTTTGGAAAAGTAAATTATTCCCAACTAAATGTGACAAAAGATTTCTAATAATGATTAAAGCATTATTCATATACTTAGCCCTAGCCACCTCTGCACTAGCCGAACGCACAGTGACCTTTGCATGGGACCCAACGGGGGATGCGGACTCATACACGCTATACGTCAACGGTACGCCTGTAGCATCAACTACCGAAACGCAAATCACCGTACAGATACCAGACGGCAGAACCAACGTCAATGTAACGGGCGTGAACATCGCTGGCGAAAGCGAACCATCAGCAACGCTAAGTGTGCCGCCAGCCCCTACTATCCCAAAAGGATTTCGTATTTCTAAGATCGTCCGTACCACTACCGCTACTCCTAAATGAATCCGTCAACCTACATTTGCAAATGAATCCGTTCGACAACACCAGTTTGCCAGTAAAGACGTTTGCTGGTATCTTCGCGCCCATTGCGAGCATGATGACTGACTTAGTGCCAGCGGAGATTAACCCGTGGCTACAGAGCATTGCATTCGTAGCTGCTATCATCGTCTCGGTGCTTTCGGCAATGTCGATTATTCGGCAAAATCTTAAGTAGTTGACAATAATTTCAAAATACACTAAATCATAACTATGAATACGACAATCGTAGGCTTACTCGCAGCGGTATTTGCCGCAATCCAAAGTATCGTGCAACAAGGGCATAGCATTGATGATTGGAAAACATGGGCATTACCAGCAGCACTAGCGGCATTAGGTTTCCTAGCTCAAGACCAAAAACCAACGGCATGAGATCGGACTCAGCACTACCAGGTATATTTATGTTGCTTGCCTTGGCGGGCATTGCAATCTTTGCTGTGACCTGCTCGTCATGTGCCGTGAACGAGGCTTTCCCATTCCGTGGAGAGTTTGGCTACACCCCATCCACGGGGCAGTTTGACGTACAGTTCAAGTCGAGCAAGTAAGCTCTAAAGTCGCCATGAGACGCGAAGACATCATTGAGATACAGCACAGGATTGGCGTTGTCCCAGATGGTTTCTGGGGCGTTAAATCAATCGAGGCATGTCAGCGTCATTGCCGTAGACTCATGCCAATACCTAACCCGTGGCCAGCACAATCTGAAGCGGCATTGATTGGATTCTTTGGTATGCACGGTAACGAGGATAGGTTGGTCAACTTGTATGTTGGTGACTTGGATGTGCAGTATGAAGGCAGCAAAGTTAAAACTGTGCGCGTACACAATAGGATCGCTGCTGCCCTCAGAAGGGTACTAGAAGAGGTCGCCATCGTCTCGCCAGAAACTTTACGGGAATACTGTGGCGCGTACAACAACCGCCCTATGAGGGGGCTTAATAAGCCTTCCTTACACGCCTACGGTGCTGCTGTGGACTTTCGTGCAGATACCAACGCTAACTACCAGCATTGGCCTGTATCTGCTGATATGCCGTTCAAGGTGATTGAGGCTTTTTCCCGCGAAGGATTCCTATCAGCAGGTGCTTTCTGGTCTAGGGACAGTATGCATTTCCAAGCAACAACTTAATGGTACTTCCAAAAAAGGTAACGATTGGAGGCGTTACTTTCAGGGTAAAACGTACCAAAATTGAGGCGTATGGCGAGATGGATTTCGAGATCCGCGAGATAACCATTTCGTCTCACATCAAGGACAACCTAGTCGCCATTGAAACTTTACGGCACGAAATGATCCATGCCACACTCGCACTAGCGGGACATTCTTGGGCTGAAAACTACGACGAGGAGGCACTTATACGGTGTCTTGAGAATATGTTCTTCCCAGCGTGGGACAACCTAACTAAAAAATATGGCATATAAAAGATTCCTAGTGTGCGCCGATAATCACGGTCATTTGGTCGATGCTGATGCTATGATCAAGCTGATGGCATTTGCTGATAGCTGGAAGCCGCACTACCGCATCCATCTAGGTGACCTGTGGGATTTCTCGCCATTACGGAAAGGTGCTTCACCAGAAGATCGTGCTGAAGGTATATCTAGGGACTACCTTGCCGGTATGAAGTTCCTTGATGCGTTTAAACCAAACTACCTAACCCTCGGTAACCATGATGATCGTATCTGGCTGGGTATGCACAGCGGTGACGGTATCTTACAAGAGCGTTGCGCGGAGTTGGTGAAACACTCTGAGGAGCAATTCAAGAAGCGTAAAATAACATGGTGTCCGTACCACGTTTCAAAGTACCTACAAATGCCAGAGGGCGGCCCTAAACTGCTACACGGATTCCGCGCTACAATGTACCCAGCCAAATCCCACTACGAGAACTGGGGTAGTTGCTTAGTAGGTCATGTCCACAAGCCAGACATATACTCGGCAAGGCACATTGACGGCTCACAGGCGTTTAGCCTAGGTTGCATGGCTAATATCGACGCACTGACCTACGCAGACCGCCATGCCGCGAAGCTCTCATGGAGAAATGGCTTTCTCTACGGACTAATTAACGATAAAACTGGGGCTTGGAACGCATGGAACGTGACAAAAGAAGGTAGCGATTGGATCTCGCCACAAGGGATTTTATAAACCTCCGTACACCGTACATTTTAACCAAACAACAAATGATGAAAAAATCGACAACACTAAAGAAGACGCTAACAGACCTTGATTTTGCCTTATCGCAAGCACCTGAGTACAAACGCGATAACGAGTTTACAATAGCAGATTTCATGGCAAAAAAAGGTGTTACTGAGTCAGTCTCACGCAGACTTTTAGACGGAATGGTTAAGGACAAGTTGCTTGTTTTCCGCAAAGGATTACACGATGGACGGTATTCTAGGCTTTACTCCAAGGCTTAGTCTAGTGCTGGTATGTCAAAGGTAAAATAATGATCTAGCTCCAACAAAATTGCAGCCACAACCTCTGCCTCAAGAGCATCATGTTCAGGATCGTCGTTGTATTTGTGCGCCCTGCGGATTCCCTTTACGGTTCCTGATTCAATCGCGTCTCTGATTATATTGTATATATTTGGTTTCATGGTAGTAATTGAGAGTCTGTTGAAGTATCCGTATTGGATGTTTTGTCGTTATTCAGAAAATATCTCGCGATTAGAAATGCGTCAACCATGCCGTCATGCGGTGTTGTGCAGCGTTTGCTAGCTAGCCATGTCTCGTCTGGAGCTAACTCTTTAGCCTTAGCCAATGCAAGAACTTTCGTCATCCCTGCTTCCCGCTTCTTACCAAGCATAGCGTCCTGCCAAGGTCGTACCGCGATACGCGCAACTGGCAACCCGTGTGCTAGGCAAGCCCCGTACAGCATACCGAACGCCAACGCCATCGAACGGATGGCTTGTGAGGATTTAGCGTGTGCCAGGGGTTCTTCAATCGCTACGGATACATCCTGTGGCAGAAACCCTCGGACGTAACGCAGTACCGCCAACACGTCCACCTCGGTCTTGCTGTTGTGCTTGATCGTTGGCATGGGTATTGAGCTAATCACAGCACCGTTGTGTGATGAGATGGCGCAAATTCCGCCTGAAATGCCTGAGTCAATGCCGATAGTTATCATTTAACGATACAATTTAGTTTCAACCCGTTACGATTTGTCACGGTTTGAGTTAGGGACAGATTGGCACCTAGTTGTAGTTTTCTTCGCGGTAAAGTTTGTCGATTTCAACAAGTGCTGAAATCACATCTTTTTCCGAAAGGCTTATGTTTCTGGCTATGTAAATTTTAGCGCAGATTTCACCTGCCCCAACGTACCGTTCAGCAAGTCGTTTCTGAAATAGCAACTCAGCACATAGTTCCTCCATCCGATCTGCTGCTTCCGATATGGCGGCGTTAGCTACACCATCTCCGCTTTGGATGTCGTTAGCTAACACACGCAACGCGCCAATGATTGTTTCGGTTTTACTCCTCATGCTTTTTGTATTGTGCTAGCATTTTCATTGCAGTTTTTGCAATCAATTGTAGTTCTTCTGGATCGAGTCTTATGGTTTGCTCGTTTTGAGTAAGCACGATGAAGCCACCACAAGCCTCATCGTCGATGGTTATGGTAGTAATATCCTCGCCGAATATAGGGTTTCGGTCGTCCATGTGTACAACAGTACTTACAACGCTCGTTATGTATTTGCTCATTGGTTTATGTAAGGTGATGTGAATTCTTCTTTGTTGTGACCCCATCGGCCTATGTGCTTGCGTTCTGGTTGGTTAACCTGCAATTGATTTAGTAAATAATCCCGTTCCGCAACTAACTCAGCGTGACCTTTCTGCCAGATGTGGCAGCTACGGATGGCTTCGTCCCGCTCGCGTTCTAGCTGTTCCGCAAACTCCGTTGGAACGACATGGTTTCCCCGCGCAAGGTCGTCCGTTTCTGGTGTGTCAGTCACTTCAGCACCTCCTGCACGGTGATTCGTTCCCAGTCGGAATCGCCATACATCTGGTTATGAATTTGGTGGGTGTATTGATTGACGTATATTACAAACGTGCGAGGTTCTGGCTTGATGCGGTAATTTTCTAAGTCGTCGTTGAACCCTATCTCCTCGTCCTTTTCAAAGTCCTCCCAACTTGTGCGATTGTAGTTATATTGTAGTTGCTTACCATCAATTAGCGCTTGGATGAGTGGTAGGAATAAGTGTGCGTTTAGTCTGTTCATATTACTGATTTAGTTGTCGTTAGTAGTTGATTTGAGATGGTTACAATTTGTAACCAGATCGTGTTTGAAATCACATTCCTCGCATGTCATTCCGTAAATGTAATGCCACTCCTTTTCTTTACCGCATTTGTGACACAGGTGTGCCACAGGCTTTTTAAATATCCGCTCGTAGTTCACTGCGTATTTACCGCAATCAACCTTGCGTGGGGTGCTACCCTTGCCAGCACTCATCTTGATAATTTCTCCTTGGTTTCCAGTTGCTCGTTTTCTTCATGCTTCTTGACCTCATCCAGAAACATCTTATAGGTAGCAATATCCTCCTCCAGTCCGTCGATCTCTTCCTCCTCCATTGGCAGGGTTGGTCGAGATTTACCCGTCGATTTGAAGTGTAGTTGGTCGAAATAGACTTTCAACATACAAAGTAACGGTAAGCTCTCGGCGTGGTGTTTCGGTAGTTTTATGTTTTTTAAGCTCATAATATGTCTCCTTTTCTGTATGATTCCCAACTAAAGTGTACGCCGCATCCGTTTTCACGAATCCGATCCAGCACAGCAGGGGATAGCGACTCAGCGAACCGCTTCCTGTCATGGTTTGAGATTAGCAATGTAGGCTTGTTGTCCATGTAACGTGCGTCGATAATAGCCGTTAACTTCTGATCTTCAAATGCCGTCTCACCTCGATCTTGTATCTCGTCGATGACCAGGAAGGCAGCATTGCTGTAATCGTTTATGATGCCTCTCTCGGTGCGCTCAGACTCTTTCTTGTACGTTTCCCTAATCTCCATGAACAAGTTCACGGCGGTCGTGTATACGCAAGGCAAATCACGTTTTACCATGCCAGATCCGCGCCCAACAGTCGTTTGATTATTCGGCGGGGTGCAGACCTTAGCTAGTTCGTAACCCATGCGTGTTTTTCCTGTACCGTGTTTGCCATAAAGCAATGCAATCCCGCCATTGTTGATCGTTTCCAATGTCTTATTGTACCCGTCCCACCATAACTCGCCAGTTGGCAATTCAGCTAGCTTGTAACGCTTTGGGAATCCTTTAAGGTAGTTCATTTTAAGCCTCTTTTCTTGAAGGATGCGTCCAGCACGTTGGTTAAGCAATAAAAATTACGCTTTTTCTTGAATTCGTTCCAGTCAACCACAGGCGTTGGTTCAATAGCCTCAGATTCTGCCGTCCTAATCAATCTTTCAACAGCGGATGAGAACGAGCAATCAAGCCTTTCTGACAGGCTCGTAACCCGTCTAAACGTCTCAACTGAGAAGCTAACCCTAGTGTTGACCTTCTTGTCCTGTATCTGGTTGCGTTTGCGTCCAGAGCCGAATGAGAACTTGCGGTGCTTTATTTTGACTCGTTCAGTTTGCGCTTGCATTTTTCTTCGATTGCCTCTGTTAAGGTTTTAAGGTTCTTCTGCTCGATCACGATACCGTGTGTTTTTCGGTAGATTAGCTTGTCACTAACCAACCCATAAGGGATTTTCTTAGCTCTCGCTGTTGTCATCAATCGTTGACCTTCGACAATCACTTGCCCAGGTGCAACGGGATCGCCGTAATAAATATCGTCAAGTCTAGTAATCATTGTGCTATGAAGTAATTGGCAAATGACTTGCCGTTTTTCCTAATGGTTTCGGTTACGATTGGCATCCCGAACTTGCGTAGTTCGTTAATCCTTGCGCTAAGTCTGAAGCATCCCCATTTTTTAAGTGCTTCGATGGCCGTGATACAATTACCGTTCACTAAATGCTCATGTAATTTGTCTATTATACTGGTTTTCATTGTGTTTGTGTTGTTTATTCGTTCCAAAGTTTGATTTTAATCTTGCTGGCTAACCCAGCGACTGCGTGTTTCTCCTCGGTATCTCGATGAAAATGCTTAGTTTTCTCCTTGTAAGCGATCCAAGTTCCGTCTTTCGACTGCTCAACGTGAATCTGGTGCTTACGCATCCATTTTAGCCTAGGGGATAACTCTTCGGGTAGCTCATCAAAGAGAAACTCCATTTCGTTTTGCTATATTTTTGAGGATGTTTAACCACCCAGTTTGCTTCTTAGGTTGGCTAATTGCCTTGATGATTGCTAGGGTCAAAACAGGATCGCTCCCGATTGCTCTGATTGGTTTATAAATTGATTTAAGTCTCATTGTGTTAGTGTGTTGATTTCGTTTTTGTGTCTCCAGACTTCAAGTCCTTTTGGTGTTTCCACCAACGAAGATCGGCATCCCGCCATGTCACGCAAGACGGTTCTAAGCCATGTCATTTCCGTTTCGCATTTCTCGTTGTACGGCATGGTGATCGAGGTATGTCCAAGTTTGGCGGCTTCTTCTGGTGTAATTATGGTAATCATTTAGTAAATAAACCCTGCTGCAATTCTGCGGGTCACAGTATTTTGTATGCCGTTGCAACTCGGAATCTAACATCAAAAGGGTATCAGACTATCGTCATCATCCTCAACTGCCGCTTGTACGTCTGCCTTGATGTTCTTTGCTTGGTGGTACGCCTCCCAGTCAGTAATCTTAGCGTTACCGACGATGATATCCCGCTCACCACTCAACTTGCGCTCTTTCGTGACAACTTGCTTGATAAAACCATCGTCACCGTATTGTCCTTTCTCGCCCGTGAGGACGAGATTAAGGTTTAGGTACTTCTTGCCAGTTTTTGGCGATTCATAGATCAAACTCTTGTCGATCTTGTCTAGGTTGATGCTTAGTGATATGTCTTGTTTCATTGTTTTATAGCCCAATGTGGGAGTTTTAGTTTGGTATTTGCTGAGATTGTCTTAGTCCATGCGTTCTCGCTTACGCATTTCTTCCAGAGTGAAATTGCTTTAGTATAGCCATCCCGCCCTAATTCGATAAATTCGCTAATGTCAACGATAGCGGTTTCGTATGGTGCTGAAGATTCAACGAATGCTAGGATAAAGCTATAACGGTTTTCCCCTGTAATGGCGTTCCACAAATCGAGGTACATGGCCGCTTGCCAATGGTAGCCGCGATTAAGCACCACATTGACTAGATTCGCCTCGCTAGTGATCGAGCTAATGGTTTTAAGGTCAATCAAGCAATCCCCAGATTTAGGTGCAATGTCAACCATGCCCCTAACTTTAATCTCGTCCGATTCGGAATACATGGCAACCTCGGTATCGTAGCCAGCAACAAGCAACGGTTGCAAATCATCGTCACTAATTACTGAATCCGCAATGATCGAGGCTTGCTCGTATTGTTCATTCGTTATGGGCGTGATCCCCTTGGCGATCATGTCGTCCCGCCATTCCTGCGCTGCCTTCGTCCTATACGAGTCAAATTCGCTGATTGCGTAGTCCTCTTGCCACTTTTTAGGCGTGAGTGCTAGACAATGAACGAGACTGCCTAAAGCCATAGCAGGGGTGCTTTCCTTGGCTTTTGAGTGCTTCCATCCCCAAGGACTCTTTGCGAAGTCAAACAGCATGGATTTTGAGACATATCCACCAAGGCTTGAGGGTGTAGCACCACCTTCGTAGTATTTCCTGCCTAAGTCATGCTCTAGTCTCATGGGTTTACCTCCTTTTCGAGTTCCTTAATCATCTCATCTAGCGCAAATCCCGCCTTCTTAGCAGGTGCTTTCTTTTCAGGTACAATCTCCGCTTCAATGGTGGTTGCTTCTGGTTCCTTAGCGGGTTCCTCCGTTTCTATTTCTGGTTCGGGGTCTGGCATGATGAACGGGTTAGCTTTAGGTGTGACGTTCCTAGGCGGTTCAGCGAAGTCTCTCACTTCGTCTTGCGTATACATTCCAAGCGACATATCCGAAGCGTAGGCGCGGCTCCAGAAACTCGCTGCACGGTAGCGTAGCATTTGCCCAGGCATTGTCAGCCACTTAGACCCGTTCTTGGTACTCCATCCTTCACGTTTCGCCATGTCTAAGGTGATCTTCTCGCCTTTGAGTTCCTCACCGCTTTCACGTTCCCGTGAAACAGCATAACATGATGTCGGGTTATCGTCGTCGTCCATGATAAAGCGCAAAGGCGAGAATTTACCGCTTGCGTTGATCATGCCGATAAGTGCTGTTGCTGACCATGAAGGCCGTCCGTGAATGATTGCGAGATTCTGACAGACCATCAACGGGTCGAGTCTCGTCCTCTTGGCCACGTTGAGCGCAATCGCGCAGTTGGCGACATTGCCAGCAAAATCCTTGGGGACTAGCGTGGATTTTGAAAGCATCATAGCTTGCCGCTGAATTAGCTCAAATGCCTGCGTCTCAGCCTGTACTCTCAGCATAACGTAATTCTGTGGTTCGTGCGCCACAATCGCTTCATTTTTTGTTGTTGTTTCAGTTTCCATTGTTTTTAATAAAAAGTGTTCTTTTTCCGGTCAATCATAATCCGTGCTTCTGGGTATCTTGCTTTCGTCTTATCGATAAATTGCTTCAGTTGCTCGATTGTCTTGTCATTGAGGTCAATAATCATTTCTTCTCTTGGCCCCAGTAAGACTGTAATTTCGTAGTCTGTTTTATGTTGTTGTGTTTCCATTGCTTTCGTGTTTTATCGTTTTTATTTAGCTTATCAAGACAAATTTTCAGTTATCTCTAAATTCTGGTTTATAAGGTCAAGCACCGTCTGGGCAGCATCCGCAAATCTGGGGTCATGCTCGACCAGGTACTGAACCCGTTCACGGCTATGCATGATCGTTCCGTGATGCCTTCTTCCTATTCGCCAGCCTGTATCTTGGAGAGAGTGAGTCTCGCTCCAGATAGTCGCAAGGAGGTGTCTTGGTGTGCAGTACATGCCGAGCTTGGAATCGCTCAAGATTCCCTCCTTGGGTACAGAGAACACGTGCGCTACGCAATCCAGCAATTCTTCAAAACGGCTTGCGTCTTCGTCATTTTCTGGCTCAAATCGTGTTTTCATGCCTTTCTCCTAGCTTCAATTCTGTTGTCGTTTCGGATTCGTGAAAGCATCAAGGCAAATCTTTTCCTATCTACTTCCATGGCCTCTAAGCCCAAGATTAAAACAGCGTATTTTTGCCAAGATTCTTTGCCGTGGCGGGTGTGAAATCGCGTTGTGGAATTGGTGACGCTACATTTAATCAGATAATTTTTGTAATTATCATTTGCCAGCCATTTTTGTTTTTCAATGGTCATCATGTCTAAAGTTTTCGTTTAATTGTTGTTGCATATGCTCCAAATCGAATCCTAAGTGATTTAGTAAGGATTGGAATTGTTCCCAATTCGGGAACCCGTAGTGATTGTCTGTTGATTGGTTTCGTTGCCAGTGCTTAGTTAGCTCGTTCACCATTTCCTGTTCTCCAAGGTGATCTTCAGCGTAGTTTATAACGTGCTTTAGGTCTTCAAGGATAAAGATCGCATCTTCTGGCGTTGCGCCGCCGTCCACAAGCAGGTTTAAAGCCTGGTTGTCGTGGTTCATGGGCTAAATTCCCCTTTCATCTTCTGAGAGTGTTTCTTTTTGCTTATAGTGTTCCACCTTGGCTTTTTCGTGGTTTTCCTCCCATAAGGTTAAGTCTTGCTCGGTAATATTTTCCGAGAAATAAACAGGGTTAAGGTTTGCTTTCATGTTTGTGTTTGTTAATTAAAATAGTGGTAAAATGCGTGAAGCAGGTGCTTCAGTTCGACGACAAGCGGAACGATTCCCGCGCCGATCAAACAACAAGCGAACACTTCTAAGGTGGTTTTCATGGTTTGATCCTTTCCGTTCTCGCTTCCGCCATGATGCGTTTGCATTCGATTTCACATTCGGCATTTGTTGGATTCCTCCCAAGTTTTAATTGTAAAACTTCCCAGATTGTAAGTTTGCGTGTTTGTTTCATAGTTTCGTCGTGTTTGTTGTGGGTCACTCTCTATTTAATCGGCTTGTGACGATCAGGTGGCATGCCTGGCTAGATTGCCCCGTAGGGTTAGCGGGTCAGATAAGGATAAAGCACCGTTAAGCCGCCATTAAGCCATTCAATGCATAAGTGACAATTATATCGCGAGGCCAGTTTATAAGCAGCCTCTCGTTCACTAAATGCAAAGCAGCCGTCATCTGGCAATCTTGCGGAAAACCCCATTTGATGGGTTAGTGGGTCAAACTCCCTTGTCATTTTAATAGTCATGTTTTTAATGTTTAGAAATTCCCCCCATAAACGCATTCATCAAATTTAGCAGCGTCAAAGTCACGGCTTTCTTGTTTGCCACAATTATCTTTCGAGCAAGAAATAGACCGTGAGGATGGACTATAAAACACCTGGTCCCCGCGCCTGACCTTGTCTTTACAGCAAGCGCACGTTGAATCGAATTTGGCGGAAATCCATTTTGGGTCATTTGAATAGTGATTACTTCTCATATTTTTAATGTTTAAGGTTTGCAAGGGTTTGAACCTTGCGTGTTTATTGTTTAGAATGATGAAACAATGATCCCACCGTCAAATTCGATCAGTCTCCCATTTTCTTGAATAAAATCGCGGATGGCTTCGTCTTGTTCTTCGCTTGATTCCTCCAATGCTCCACCGTCTCCAATGGTCAACCCTAGCTCGTTCACAGCGTCAACGTGAGAAGCAAAGTGAATTCCAGCCCATTCTTCAAGGCTCGCATATTCCGTGAAATCGCATCGGATGGCCACAACGTCAAGCTCTAGCTCCTCGCCTATGTCTTGTTCGTATTGTTCAAGGTATTCAGCGAGGGCGAGAGCACCGGAACGTGACCATGCTGCGTTGTTATCTTGTAGTAATTCGTGCGCAATTTCGTAGTTTGTAAGTGTCTTTTTCATGTCGTTTGTTTGTCGTTTGTTGTAGTCTCATCAGTTGTGGCATCACCACAAGACGGGTTGCCCCGTTTCGACCTTTACTCCATGCCCCCCATATCGTAGGCTAGTTTGTCGATCATATCTCTGAAATTCGGTGATCCAATTCCGCCAGGGAAACGCATGGCTGCTGCGAAAAAATCGCCGTGGTCTGCGGCGATTACTTTCGCCGTCGATGGACGGTAAGGGCCGAAGCTCGCAGGATAATCACCACCATCGGTGACGGTGATTAACCCTTCGGCGGCTGTGGTTGTGATGGTAGTCGTTGTCATTGTTTGGTTTGGTTTGTTTTGTGTTGAGTTGTTACTCTCTCAACTGCCAATACTCTATAATACGTTTCCCCCATTGCCAACAAAAAACTGCAAACAAATTGAAAATAATTCACTTCGAAACGCTTTACGCTCTAAATCAGCGATTTGCACGTAATAATAACGTAGCATTTATTACGCTGCACGTTTGAATTCGACGAACCGTGAAAACAAAGTTGCTTTGTTATTGAGTAGAGAAGTGATTAGTTAGATCGTTAGATGGTTAGATCGTTAGACTAGCAGATAATCAAATTGCCGTCAGAATCATGCCGCTGAAATCCATCTCCCACGAACAAACTTTAACGCAATACGCGTTTCAAGCTTATCCCGTTATTATTACGGTAGCGTAATCATCACACGCCAGAATCAAACGTGATGCCCGAAGCTACGCAAATCTAACGTTATAATGCTTCTTACGGAGTAAAGAATACTCACGTTATTCTAAATCGGTCAATGTTTAATTTTTCGGAAGCAAGTAAATGCGTTGGAAACTTTCAACCTGGAGCAAATCAGCCGCTCACCTGGTCATTTCGTGCCGGCGTTTAATGTTCCACAGAGATCGCGTGGAACACACACGGCTTGGCAATGGTACGTTGTGTGATGTTCCACGGTAATGTTCCACGGATATTGGCAATGTATGCATAAAGTAAAGCGTGTCGTTTCATCACGGGTTGACGCGATAATGTTCCACGTGGAACAAACGACAAGCGCACGTTCGATTCAAACAAGCGTTTCAAACAAGCGCACGTTTCAAACGATCGTTTAAATTACGCATGACGCAAGCAGTATGCAAATGCAAGCAATAAGCAAACGCCTGGACTATGCAAGCGCATACAATGTGCAATAGGGGGGGCGGGGGTTGGCATCGGCTTGGCTTGGAAATTCCTGTACCATCAATCAGCCTTTTAAAAAATGCTACAACGGGGTTATTATGATTCGCTTAGTTAGCATTAGAAGTTTCTCCAATGCATACTTGTTATGATTAGCTTGACAGGTTGTCGTAATTGTGCGTAGGTTTGTGCATGGCAAGAGGAGATTCATACCAGCTACAAGGTCAACAAGGCGGCAAGGTGTTTACGGCTGCAAACGGTGCTGTCACGGGTTCGTTTCGGTGGCTACAAATTGTTAATGACGCTACGTTTAGTGCGTTTGCTTCTAACTTGGAAGACAGTGGTACAAAGCTGATTACGATAACGCACAATGCGGGTACGGGTATTGGTGGCTTGGTTACTGGGTTTACAATTTCAAGTGGAACCACTGGCGTTGTTATTGGTTACTACGCATAATGTGCGGTATGCCGTACAGGACGTATGGCTAATGTTGGTTCTATAGCTATTTAAGAATGAGTCAATACAGGTCAACGGGTGGGTTGGATGACGCGATTGCCAGTGATGGTGACAAGGCGTTTAATAGTGTTAACCTGCGTGACCAGTTAAACCAGTTGCTACTTACCGAGGTACGGGAGAGCGTTAACGGGCGCATGGAGGGGTACTGGAAGCCAAGGAAGAGCGTCGAGAGCAGGACTGGTGCGCTGGTATCTGGTGGTAACCCATTGCAGTTGCCGTTCCTTATTGTTGGCACAAGTATTGCAATTACTAATGCCACAAGAAGTGGTGATACCATTACGCTTACTACTGCGTCAGCACATGGATTAACTACTGGTTCTAGGTTGTCAATCGAGGGTATTGGTTATACTTCTGGGACTAACCCTAATGGGTTATTTGTTGCGATTGCTCCAACATCTAGTTCAACGATTACTTATACAGTAACGGGTGCTGCTGGTTCCTACACTACAAGTGCAACCTCCGTGTTGACCACTACGTCAAAAAAGATTTCTGCTGCTACGGTTACTAGTGGCGTTGTGACAATTACAATATTTGAGGCACACGGTTTGACTACTGGTGACTTTGTATCAATCCAAGATGTTGTGTTTACTACTGGCACAAACCCAAATGGCAAGTTCCAGATAACGGTTACAAATACAACACAGTTTACATATGCCCTAGCATCTGGTGCAGGATCATATACGGTTGTTAACGCTTTGGCTAACAAGCTATCTACTGCAATTACTGCTGTTGCTTATGCTAGTAATCTTGTTACGCTTACTGTTGCTACACATGGCGTTGTGGTAGGACAAACAGGCAATGCAATTATTAGCGGCATTACATTTACTGGGGTTGACTACAACGGGGTTGTTTCGTTGACTGCCGCTACAAGTACTACTTTTACATTTGTGACGGCAGGGGTTACGGCTGCTTCAATAGTAGGAACAACGCCTAGAGTTACACAAATCCTTGTCAACGACTCTGCTGCTGGCAACGTCCGTGCGTCCTGCTTGTTTAGTAACCCTAACGAGCAATCCAAGGAGTACGTTATCGTAGCGTTGGATACCGTTGCCAAGAAGATCGACCTTGATACCTATTTGGTCACAACAATTGATTACCCAGCTTCACAGACGGTAGATGCGTTTACGGATATGCAGCAATGCTTTGACAAGGTGATCTTGTTCCGTGACAGGAAACAACCACTTGTATGGGATGGTACTAGTGCTGCGTTTACGGTAATGGCAGGTGGTAATTACACCCAGCCTGTGATTATTGTGGGAAATACGGCAATAGCAGGAGGTATTGCAACTGTTGTAAATGCTGCTTCAGCTATTCACAATTTGGTTGAAGGTGACCTTGTTGAGATTATTGATATTGCAGGTTCGCCACCAGCAGGCCCAGCTATTGGTCAGCAATACTACGTTGCAAGCGTACCGACAACATCTAGTTTTACAATATACGTCAATTGGGAAAATCACGCAAGCCATTCAATAACTTTCACAAAACCCCAGAGCAGTGGTGGCGGGTTTATGCACCTGCCAGGCGCACCGTGGGGTACGTATTTCCAGAGACGCTTGTTTGTGCCATACTACTACGATCAATCTGGCACTAGCACCGTTACATTTACAGACAGGAATATCCGTGACGAGGTAGCCATTAGCGACATCCTTGACGAAAATACCTACGATCAGATCTACAACCAGTTCCGTATTTCTGGTGGCACAGCAGATCGAGTGGTGGCAATGCACGGATTCTTCGATGACACGATGATTGTGTTGAACCGCAATAGCATCCACTCGATTAGTAATACGTCTGGCAACCTCACAGATACGGTTGTACGCGAACTTACTGGCGAAGTTGGATGCCTTGCCCGTAAAACGGTTCTGATGCGTGGTAACACCATGTATTTCCTGTCTGACAACGGGGTGTACGGTCTTGAGTTCCTCAATGACTACAACCTACGGGGCATGGATCAACCGCTTTCCAAGAATATCCAGCCGTACATTGACAGGATTAACCCTGACAAGGCGGATAAGGCCGTAGCGGTGTACTTCGACAACCGATATTTCCTTGCCGTGCCGCTTGATAGCGTTGCTGGTGCTAACGATGCCATTGGTAACAACGCGGTATTGGTGTATAACTTCCTAAATAAAGGTTGGGAGTCGATTGATACCTACGGAAACAACCAGTTTATCATCACGGACTACATTACTGCCTCTGGCGGGGTAAGAAATAACTTATACACGGTCACAAGCAACGGTGGTCTGCACCAGATGGAGTTTGCCGAGTCGATCCAAGACAGATTAAGCGTGTCCAACCTTGATAATACTATCGTTACACCGCAGATTGCCGCATCGTTGACATCTAGAGGCTACAACTTTAATTCTCTAGAGCGGAAACGCTTTACCGACACGCAAATCCAAATGCAGAACCTTGCTGGCGAGACTGGCGAGTATGGCATCTCGTTTTCCGCCGAAGACCCAGACTTTGCGTCCACTATTGGTACTACTTCTACCTTCCTCGGTGGCATGCTTACGCCTAGTACCACTAACGAGGCTGAGACTGCGACTATCCGTTGCCGTATTGGTGGTGTACGCGGGTTTACTGGCACGTTACTACTTAACAGGACTCAAGGCAGTCCAAAGGTTCACTCAATCATGGTCGCGGGTTCCGTAACCAACAGACAAATCATTTCACAAAAATAATAATATGGGAGTACTAGACACTACATACACATTTACTGCCACGGACGTTGTCACAAGTGCGAAGCTCAATAACGTGATCGACCAGACTACGTTTACGAGTAGTGCTTTTAGTAATACAACACTTGCAATCAATTCATCTGGACAATTAAGAGTAAATACAAGCGGGATTACTCAACTTGAGCTAGCTGATAATTCTGTTATCACTGCAAAGATTTTAGATAATAATGTTACTACCGCAAAAATTCTTGATGCTAATGTTACTACCGCAAAGATTCTGAATTCAAATGTCACGGCAGCAAAACTTAGCGGTTCTCAATCTGGATCAGCTCCGATTTTTGGCGCTAGGGCATATGGTTCGTTTGATGGAACTGCAACATCACCGATAACTCCAATTAATGCTGGTAACATCACGTCAATCACAAGAATTGCAACTGGTGCATATAGAGTTATTATGACAACAGCAATGCAAAACAGCAGTTATTGCGTTGTTGCAAATGCAACTTACTATCAAGGTGTGGTTTTTACTACAAATTGTTCAGTAAGTATCATTAGTAGTACAGAATTTGAAATTTCAACATCATATGGTAGTAGTAGTAATAGTGGAGCATACAATTCAGCAAATGTTAATTTTGTAGTGTTTCAATAAAAAAGTGAACAAGCACCTAGCAGGTACAATAGAACTATATGAAAGAAACAAGCTCGACTTGCAAGAACTTATCACATGGCATCTTTGCCACGGTGTGGTTATTTGCGACAACCATTCTTTCGCGTTGTGCTACTACTCTGACTCAAACAACCCCGAAGAAGCACGGGAACACCATGATTCCAACACGTTGTTTGTCACCATCTGCACGGGAAATATGCGGAACGCACTCGCAAAGTTCGTCCCCGATTTCGATTACATATCATTTCAACGAGACTTCAAACAATCTCCCCATGTCAGGGTCTACGACATTCTAAAATTCTACAAAAAACTCAAATAAGACGATCATGGGTAAAGTTAAAAAAATCAAAGCTCCCAAGGCTAATTACGGTGCTGATATCAATAAGTTGCTTGGTGCATACCAGCAATCGATGCCCAGCACAATGGCGTTTGAGGGTCAGTACCGTCCACAGTTCCAAGGACTGAATCTGGGTGACATTTCAGCGTTTACGCAAGGTGTAAATGGGCAGCAAGGTTACTATGGTCAGATGCAGGGTGCTACGCAAGAGGCTGCACGGCAACTAGGTGACGCTCGATCCGCGGAACTCGGTCAGATGACTGGTCAAGCAGGTCAGGCACGGGGTCTACTGCAAGCAATGTCGCCAGAAGCAGCAGCACGGGTACAGCAATCTCAGGAGCAAGCACTACAGGCGCAGGGTCTGGCTGGGCTATACCAAGGTCAAAGCCAAGGATACGTCAACCAAGCCAACACGCTAGGCAACGAGGCATTCGCTCGCCGTGGGTATTTATCCCCAGAGCAGATGCGTAACGCCGATCAACAAGCCCGTGCAGGCGCACAGGCAGCAGGACGTATCGGTGGCAACCTAGGTATAGCCCAAGAGATACTAAACCGTGAGGGCGCACAAGCAACACGGCGAGGAGAGGCAGCTACAGCAGGTCTAAATGCCTTCAATCAGTTCCAAGCACAACAAGGCACGATGGGCAACCTTCGCGGTGAGGCGCAGAACGCCAACCTCGGTGCTTACAACATGGGTCAGCAGTTTTACTCACAACCTGGCTTACAACTACTAGGGTCAACACCACTAAGCTACCAAGCAGGTCAGCAAAACTTAGGAGTAGGCTTGCAACAAATCGGTCGCGGCACACCTGGGCTATTCGACGCAGGACAGGCACTCAACCTTGGTGCAACTGAACGTAGCAACCAACTAGCGGCACAACAGGCAAACGCACAGATGCAAGCGCAGCAAAACGCTGGCATTATGAGTGCTATTGGACAAATTGGCGGTGCTGCATTTACGGGTGGTGCGTCACTTGCTGGTAACTCACTTGTTGGTTTGCTTTCACCACCACGGGCTAAAGTTGTATAATAAGATAGATAGAAAGAATTTCATATCATGGCACTACTAGGATCATCAATTGACCCCAGCCTGTTTAGACAGGACTACTCTGGGTTTGTAAACGCAGCGAACACCAACGCTAACGCAATTGCAGGGCTAGGGCAGACTATTGCTGGAGGAATTGAGAGATATGGAGAAGAAAAGCAAAACCGTAAAAAACTTGATGCTAGTATCAAAGCAAGTGTCACGGGTATTGAGAGTGCCATCAAAATGGGCAAAAGCCTTGGTATTGATATTGAATCAAGTTTGTCTCCGTATCTACAAAAGATAAACGATCCTAATATCTCTCCTATTGAAGCAGCAGCTTACGCTAAAGAAGCGTCAAATTCCATTAGCAATGTTTTGAATTTTGGAATGGAAGGAAGAAAGTTTGATACAGAACAAAACAGGTTGGATCAACAAGCTACATTGCAAATGAATCAACTTATTGCTGATCAAAAAGCCGCAATGCGAGCTGAATCAAGAAAAGCTCCAACTACTCAAAAATTTGGTGTTCAAGGTGGAGAACAAGATATGGTATGGAATGCTGATACTCAGTCTTGGGAAAAACCCAGAATAAGTGGTGGTCTTGTAGATATTGTAAAAAGTTTTGAAGGTTTTAATCCAAACGCTTATAGTGATTATAAACAAACAAGTGTTGGATATGGAACAAGGGGTAAAGAAGGTGAAGTTCTAACTGAATCACAGGCAACTGAAAGATTGAATACTGAACTTTCAGTACATGCTAAAAGAATTAAGGATGCTGCTGAACTTAAAGGAGTCAGTTTGAATGAAAACCAATTTAACGCTCTTGCCTCGTTTGATTTTAATACAGGTCAAGGAGTAGGTCTAATTGAAAGATTTGGTGATAAGCCTAACGAATTGGTTGCAAAAATGCAAGAATATACAAAAGCTGGAGGGGAAGATCTTCCAGGACTTGTTAATCGCAGAAGAATGGAATCTGCTTTATTCCTGACCCCTGTTGAATCCTCTGTCGGCTTCACACCAAATAAGCCTCAAGAAGCAGTTAAAATTGTAACTGGCGAAGAAGCCAAAGCTCTTGGACTTAAACCAGAAAATACTTACGAAGCTAAATTTGTAAACGGAGAACCTACTGGTTATACTGTATTGGATAAAGCTGCAATACCAACTGCTGATGCGGAAAAAGCTAATGAGGCATCTTTAAGAGCTGCATCAGATGCTGCGTATGCAATTAAAACAGTAAATGAATTAACTTCTTCACCTGGTTTCTCTGATGTTTTTGGAGTAGGTATTGGATTAAAGCATGTGCCTGGGACTGCTGGATTTGATGCTGATGTATCAAGAAAAGCAATAGTTGCACTAGCTACCACTGATTCAATGAGAAAATTCCAAGGATTAGGCTCAATGTCTGATGCTGAATTTTCTGTTGCTAGATCAGCAGCAACACAAATTTCGGAGGGTGGAATTTCTGAAACAAAAGCAGCAGAAGAGTTAAATAGACTTAGGAATTATTTCTCTACTTCAATTAAGCGAGCAGAAGAACTAGGCCGCATTCCCAAGGGAACTTCTGATAAAATGATTAGTGAAGCAATGGCCGGAATAAACAAAACTAGTGATGGTAAAATAAAGAATCCATTGAATTCTACTGAACAATTAAGAATGAAATTAGGATATTGATATGACTGAAAAAGTTGATCCAGAAGTTAGTAAACTTGAAGTTGGCGCGTTAAATGAATACTTTGCTGGAGAAGCAAAGAATATTGAATTAACAAAAAACAACTATCTCCCCCCAAATTGGCAGAATCTTGATCTAAATGATCCAAGAATAACTGCTGCACCATTTAAGTTGCAACCATTCACAACTGAGGAAGGAATGAAAGCTCGCGGCATTCTGGATGCTAAGGGTGAAGCAACACAACTTGGTAAAGATTACTTACTATTGGAAGATCGTGGTCTTTTCAAGGATGGGGAACTTACGGAAAAAGGTATCGCCTTTACATCTGGAGATAAAATATATGATACTACGAATTTTGTTGGAAAAAACATGGATGCTAGTCAATTTGCTCAAGAAGCTAAGTTGCACTCAATTCGTGAAGAAGCAGGGCTAAATAAAGAAAGCATGATATCAGAAAATGGTATGTTTGCTGATCTTTGGAATGGAATTAAGGGATTGGCCGCTGGTGCTGATACAATTTTTCGAGGTACGTTACCAAACGCAGGAGATGTAGCAAAAGTAAAAATACCTAAAGGTGCATCTATGCTAGAAACCGCAACTAGCTTAATGACAAGCGGTAGCGGTAAATCTAAAGAAGAAGTAACAACAGCAAATGCGGAAGCTGCAAGTAAGTTTGTAGGTGGATCTGCAACTGGTATCGTAAAAGGTGCTGAAATACTCCAAAACTTAGGAGCGAATGTTGGCGAAGCACTAGGACTATACTCCCCAGAAGAAGCAAAAGCAGGTAAGGAGCAAGCATCCTATAAAACAGAAATGTTTAAGCGAACCTATGCTGGTATTAATGCAGCAGAGTTTGCTTCAACAATTGGACTTGGCGAACAGGTTAGTAACGCTGTTTTTGAAACAAAAAAACAATACGATGCTCAGTATGGTGAAAAAGGCACAGAAGAATTTCAGAAAGCATTAAACAATTATGGTTCTGTAGGAACTGTTGCGGGAGATCCAATAGCTATTGTTATTGGTGAAGGTGTTGGAACAGCTATGGGCTTAATTAAATATGCCAATGCTGCAAGAAACGCGACCAAGATAGCACAAGGTATGGAAGCGGTGAATAGAGGACAACTGCTAATCAAAGAACAAGCTAAATTATCTAGTGTTGCTTCTGGTTTGCAAAAAGAATCTGCGGTTATCCAAGGACAACTTGATGATGCTTTGAAAATTGGAGCAACTGAGAAAGCAACCGAACTAACTACTCGTCTTGATGGAGTTACTGCAAGCACAAGCGAATTAAGTTCAAGACTTACAACTATTAATGAAGGTATTGCTAATGCCTCAACATTTGCAAACAAGGTTGAGATAGGATTAGATAGTGCAAGAACTGTTCAAGACGTTGTTCGCGGTGCAGGTGCAGCAACTATTGGCAATGCTGCAAGTGCATTGGATTCTATTGGCAATAAAGCTGCAAGTCTTAATAGTTTTATAAAAGTAATAGAAAGAAAAGTTGGATTTAATAAGATACCTTGGTTAGGAAAAGCTATTCTTTCTGTTCCATATTCACAAGTTGCTATGCCATATTTTGGAGCAAGAATTGGAATTGCAGTTGCACCTAAGGTGCTTAAAGGAATAGCTAAATTCGCCTCAGTTATGAGCGAAGAAATGGTTGAGCGTACCAGTTCAACTCCATTTTTTAGACGGGTTGCTACTAACGAAAGGGTTGGGGGACTGGGTGGTGCATTAGCAACTCTTGGTGACTATTCCTCACCGCTTGCAAGAGGATTTGCTAGAGCGACAGTTGGAACAGCTATAGCAGCACCAGCAACGCTTGCTTACAATGCCATTAATAGCAAAGGTATTGATGAGGAGACTCTAGCACTTGCTGGTAGAGATGCATTAGTATTTGGCGGTCTGGGCAGACTTGTTGGAGGCAGAAAAGACTTTAGTCAGACCAACATCGACGAAATGGTCAATTACCGCAATAAACTTACCCCAGAAAATCTTGCAATATACGATGGTATCAAAGATCGCGGAATGAGGACATTTGTTTCGTCTCTTGATGCAGCATACCCAGGGTTCTTTGAATGGGAATTTAAAAATAGCGGAAATAACTTTTTTGACCCAGCATCAAGAAAAGCAGTTGTAAATTTAAATGATCGAGCTGGATTTTTGGAAGCAGTTGCGGCACATGAAGTTGGACACATGATCCAATTCAGGCACAATAACAATGACATGATTGTCTCAAGAATGCTTGGGGATGAAACACAAAGTGGTCTTGTAAGGAACGTAGATGGAACACTAGATCCAGAGTTCAAAGCATGGGGCGACGAATACAATAATCTTAGAAGGGATAATGACATTGCTCCAGCAGGTCTTGAAGAACTAGCTATTGAGTTCTATACCGATAATGGCGTTAGGGCATTGGTTGAAGACGTATCAAGCGGTAAGTTATTCCAACAATCAAGAAAGACCACATTAAGACGGAATATTGAAAATAGCTTCAAAAACTTGTTTGCCTCTGCACCGATTGTTAAAAACCTACACTTTAAGTTTGGTGGAGCAACGGATGCGGGTGGACGTATGGTGATGGGTACAGGCCTGCTTGCAGACGGCATGAGAGAACTGCCACAGGTCAAGGAGATGCTTAGACAGGCCTACAAGGATACTGCTGGTAAACCATTGAAACAAGTCAACAACAGGGTTCCAGATGTAAAATCTACTAATCCTAGCCACTACGAAGCAAAGGAAACAATCAACACAACCAATAAGAGGATTGTTGATGCAGGAGAAAAGTTGCCAGAAAATGTAATGGTAGTTGACTCAAGTGGCAATGGACGAGGGCAACTTAGTATTGATCACTTTAAAGATCTTGAAGAGCGTGGCGTTATTGATAATGGCACATTTGGAATGGCTACAATGCTTCAAGAGCAAATCAATAGTGAAAACAAGTTTGCCGTAAATACGGTAAACAAGCCAATTGAACAAGGAAGATCAGTTCAAGTTGAAGGATTGGCAGAAGGTCTTGTTGTGCCAACTGGATGGGTTTCTCGTAATGGAAGGTTGTATTTAGAGGCCATGGATCTAAAGCAGTTGGAGAAGAACGTGCAACGTGCAGTTAAGAATCCTATTGCAAAAAAACTTAACTTGAATAGACAGCAAATTCTTGATGACATCCAAGAATCAGTTGCGATACAAAACAAAGGTCAGTCTACGAATGCTTACTATAAAAGCAAAGATCTTAAAAATTGGGAGCGGCGTAAAAACTTTATTAACTCAGTTCTTGGATTACAAACAAAGAAGCAACTTACAATAAATCCATTGATTGGCAAAGTGTCTCCAGACTTGGAATCTGGCATATTTAGAACATTTGCTTTTGATCGCTTACAAAGTGCAATCCAAACAAACAGTAATGTAAGCATCCCATTTGGTGCTAATTCTTACTACGCAATCCGTGATAACTTGTTGCCGCAGTCTCCCAGGTTCAACCGTAATGGAGAACTTATCCTAGATCAATCTACCAAGCAGTATATGCCGAAGATTGCCGTAGTTCCTGAAAGATTTACTGGATCAAAAAAAGATGCGCAACGACGGGGGAAATATGTTGAACCTCCAAACTTCTTTAAGAAATTTAATATAGAATCATATGAGCGTGGTGGAAAATTTTTTGATGCGGAAACAGGTGTTGATTTAACAGGAAAAGGATATGGAACAGGATCAATAAATGTATCGACTGGAAAACCATCTCTTTTTGTTGATGGAGAAGCAAAACCCAACCTTAAAGGATCAAAATTTAAAACAAACCTTTTCAAACAAAGTGCTGGATGGAAGTGGACATCTGAAAATCCACCAAGCACATCTACTATTGTTTCAATTGAAGGCAAAGGAAAACACGTTTATGCTCTTAAAGCAAACTTTGAAAATGGAGTCCATTTGACTCGATATTCTGAAAAAAGAAGTGAACCAAGACTTAGACCAACTGCTGTTGGTGAAATGCAAATTGGTAATGAAGTTGCAACAATCTCGATTCGTGGTCGCGAGCATCCTGTTTATGACTTGGTTGGTATTGTATTGCCAAAATTGAAATCTGAAACTTTTGGTCAAGCTAGTAAAAAATATAACAATCCTGCACTTGCCAGAAGCATATCGTCAGCTATAAGTAGTTCTTTAAGCAATAAGTAAAAACAATATGAGTGATAATGAACTTCTTGAGATTGACAGTAAACAGGCAATTAAGGAGTTCTTTCTTGAGGTTAAAGAACGTGCGAAGCTATTCCCGCGCAACTCAATCGAGCATTACAATCCTAATGTAGCTGCACAGATTCTATGGATGCTTGCACAGGGTGGACGTATCAGCGTGATTGCTAAGAAGTGTAAAGTATCGCATGAGCTAGTAAGGTCGCTAGAATGGCGGCATAATGACACGCTTGAGTCAAAGCGTAAAGAGTTCTCTAAACGCTACGCTATTGCTGCGGCTGAGTACACTGATCTATTGTTCGAGAAAGCAGAACAATTATCCAACGATCCAGAGCAATTAAAGATGATCTCGCCAGACCGTCTTGCGTTGACTATCGGCATTATGACAGACAAAGCTGGGCAACTCTCTGGCATGGCAAGCACAATCGTGGAACATCGTAAGGGTGCAAGCATTGACGATGCTGCCAAAATGATTGCTGAAGCAAAGTCTCGCATTGCCAATAAAATCAAGGAACAAGCAATTGAAGTTGAAGTTATTGAATAATGCAATGGCGTAATCATGCAATATTGCAACCTCCGTCAGACGACGAGATTTGTGCAATGGAACCAGATGAACTTATGGACATCCATAAGGTTTATCACGAAGCCATTGATAACGCCGAAAGAGATCCGTACAGATATGGATTCAGATTGCCGCATTGGGAAAAGGCAGAAGAGCAATTGTCACAAGTCTCTGAGGTTCTGGCACTTGGCGGTAATCGCAGTGGAAAAACTGCCTGGGGTTCGTACTGCGTAGTCAAAGCCGCAATCGAAAATCCTAAGTCTGAAATATTCTGCTTCTCACAAACGTCAGAGGTTAGCATACGCCAGCAACAAAGTGCAGTATGGAACTGGATTCCAAATGAGTTGCGTACAAAGCAAACATCAGCAAATGCATACATCTCGTATACCAAGAAGAACGGATTTACTGACAATTCGTTGATCTTTCCCAATGGTTCGCAGATTATCTTCAAGACGTACTCACAGTATCAGAATAATCCAACAATTCTAGAAGGTGCTGAACTTGGCAGCAAAGACCCTAAATGGCACAATATTGGAGTATGGCTTGATGAATACTTGTTGGGAAATGAGCTGATTGACACGCTTCGATTTCGACTTGCGACTAGAAATTCAAAGTTGCTACTTACTTTCACTCCGATTGACGGATGGACAGAAGTAATCAAGGAGTATTTAGACGGTGCAACAACCATCGAGAACGTCAAAGCTGAGTTGCTAAACGACGAAATCGTTCCATACGTCCAACGCAGCAAGAAGCGTAATGCTAGTGTCCATTACTTTCACTCCAAGGATAATCCTTTTGGTGGCTACGAGCGTATCAAGGAAACTTTGATGGGCAGATCAAGGGAAGAGATACTTATCCGAGCATACGGAGTACCAGTAAAGTCTCACGCTACAAAGTTCCCTCGCTTTAACAAGGAAGTCAATGTTGTCAAACCTCAAGAAATACCAACAACCAATGTCA